CGAGTCCTGCTGCCCCAGCCTTATCAAGCCTTCTTCTTGGCAGGAGCCTTCTTCTTAGGCGCTGCCTTCTTCTTGGCAGGAGCCTTCTTCTTAGGCGCTGCCTTCTTCTTAGGCGCTGCCTTTTTCACGACAACATCATCTGGTGTGCCAAGCTTTCCATCATCACCAGGCATAATCTCTACATCGATAAAACCAACAGATGCCTTTGCGCTGCCCGATGTTCCGCTAAGTTCCAGTGCATAGATATGCGCCAGCAAATCACGAATAGGTTTGCAATGGCGACACGCGCCACGGTTGTTGTGTAGACATCGAGATCCAGCGTAATACTCACCGGACTCAGGACAGGCGGTCTGCTTTTCGTATTGTGCAAGCTGCGATTTAGAAAGAAGAGACGGTTGTAGTGCCATTGTTTACTCCTAAATGGGAGTAAAGTCTATCACCAATCTTGTCCACTTTCGTATATATCATCAATGTCTGCACGCTTTCTCATGGCTGATTGCTTTATGTATGAGTCAACCATGTCAAGACGATCAGAAAACTTCTGGTGGTTGGCGTTCCAGTCGAGAAGAACCGTGCCGGTTGGACCATTCCGTTGCTTTGCAATGATGGCCTCGGCATGATTTGGGTTTGCCTTTGGGTCATAGTAATGATGCCGGTACAAGAAGATAGCCACATCAGCGTCTTGTTCCAACGACCCCGAGCCTCTAAGGTCGGAAAGCTTAGGCCGCTTGTTGGTCCTTGCTTCACAACCTCGATTCAACTGAGCCAAACACAGGACAGGAATAGAAAGGTTCCGCGATAAGATCTTCATCGAAGTGGAGATCTGTGCAACCGACTGCTCAACGCTCTCTGCATTTGGTTGCTTGATTAGCTGAAGGTAATCCACGATGATCAGGCCCAGGTCTGGCCGCATTGCCTTTAGCCGTCTCGCTTTCGCAGAGATCTTAGCTACGCTAATGCCGGACTCATCATGAACAAAGAATGGTGCGTTGTGTATAAACTCAAGCGCATCGCTATCCAAACGATCCCAATCCTTCAGGTTCAGCGAACCGCTTCGGATCTTACTGGAATCAACACCGGACAATGATGACGCTACACGATCAATCAAGGCCCCCCTGTCCATTTCAAGAGAGAAGAAACCAACAGGAATGTTGGAGCGCAATGCTTCTACAGCAATGTTCAGCGCCATTGCCGTCTTTCCCATTGAAGGGCGGGCCGCCAGAAGAATCAGTCCCGGCTCAATACTGCAAAGCTTTCTGTCGAGATCAGGTATGCCGGTCTTAAGTTTTACAGTAGTGGGATTCTTGTGCTGTTCAACACGGGACTCCCATCTAGTCTGCGCGTCAAGCGCCATGCTCGACCCATTGTGCCAGTCAGTCTGAGACTGATCGCCTGCAATATTCAACAGGTTCTTTTGGGCTGACTCGATAAGCTCATCAAGCTCAAGAGATGGATCAGATGAGTTGCTGATTAGCTTTTGAGAAGCCAGCACCATTTTGCGACGAATAGAGGTTTCCTTTATTCTTTCCGCGTACTCGGGAACAATCATTGGAATGCAAGCGTAATCACCCATTTCCGAAATATTGGTTAGGCTTCCGTACTTTGCTGAGTCCAAATCAATGATGTGCTGAGACACCACTAAACTATCAAAATACTTAGACTGTCTTCGAAAGGTTTTTAGTAGATCAAACAATCTGCCATTGGCCGTGACAGAGAAATCATGCTTCGATAAAATCCCATCAACCTCATCAATCAACTCATGGTTCATGAGTATTGCGCCTAAGAGCGCTTTTTCTATCTGGACTGTTGCGGGAAGTTTTTTAATTTCCAATGGTTGCCTCGTTTATCAATTGAATTGGTTGCCTAAAGTTCTTGTGTTCTTTTCGAAATGCGGCGCAAAACGCCGCCTTCATCTTTGAAAGAATGTACTCCCCGGTCGCGTCACCGAGAGCGCACCACCCACCAATCGCATCCAGCCCGGCAAGCATCGCCTCGTTGGTGCGATCATCACGACTGAACCTTGGTGGTTCTGCGCCAAGCTCTCCGACCGCCTGGAGCAATGAAGCCCACCCGCGCTCACTCATCTGGTCACGCTCGTTCTCATTTTGAGTCTCTGAAATCCACGCCGACCCATCCCACCTTTCGTTGGCGATAGTGACGTTTCGGTCCACCTTCTCGCGATTGAGAAGATTGGAGACATCCATGTACCCACCCTTTCTCCAGCCATCGACCAGGAAGTCCCCGTCCGGGTACTCGAATGCCATTCGAATGACAAGCATTAGATCCTGTGGAGTGTGCCCACCTTTTAGGGCCGCACTCAATACGCGCTTACGCCCAGCAGTCATCTTGTTAGTGCGACCGGATCGCTTTCGTTGAAGCGTGTGCCACAGGTCAAACACTGCCTTAATGTTCATTTCGTGGGACGAAACCGGGACAGAACTGGGACGCTCAGTCTTAGTGATTTCAACTACTTGTGCGTCACGAGTCTCGCTTTTCTGGGACAAAACTGGGACGGAAGTGGGACGCGACTTGTCGTGCTGTTCGATAAACTGACGAGTCTTCCGTTCTGCCCAGCCCCAACGATTAGCTAAGCGGCGACGGCCAGGACGAGTCTTTTGGGAATCCCAACAGGAAAGATCAATTGATACGGCTTCTTCAACCCACGGCTTTGAAAGAGTCTTGGCAAGCACCTGCCATGCATCAAACTCACAAACAAACCCTGACTTTTCAACTGCCGATTCGCCCACCATTTCTGCCTGATCCCAAAGTGAAGTCCCTTCAGAATAGCGGAGCGTGAAGACCTGTCAAGGGAGATGACAAACGGTGACAATCCGATCTTTATCGCATTTCAATCAATGCATATAATGCCAGGCATGCGGCATCTGCTAAACCATCATGTGCCTTTCTTCTTCGCCCAGGACGTAGGTCTAAACCCGGAACACGCTGCTCACAAACAAGAATGGAGCGGCCCTTTCCTTGGCCTGGAGCATCACGAAGTACGCGACTCATCCATGTCTTTGGGTGGACGCTAATCACAGGCACTTCGTAGCTGGCTAAAATGCCACGCCATAAACCCCAGCCAAGACCGATGGACAACATGCTAGTTCCACCTTGCCCAGGGCGAGCGCCTTGTTTTTCCACCGCTGCATACACGCGATCCTTATCAACCAGGCTTTGAATCGCCTCGGCCATTCGGTATTCGGCGTACTCACGCTTGCTTCCTTTACCGATGGGAACCGTAAACTCGGGTTTAGTCATCCAAGAACCAACTACTTTGCCCGCATCATCGATGGCCACAATAGCTCCATCCTTGCCAGGGTCCACTCCAAGAAAAATCATTCAACCTCCTCAATGTCTGGAACAAGATCATCAAACAGAAGAGAACCAGGAGAAACGCCAAGGACATCGGATAGATACACAA